TTGAAACCGCCAGCGACCCTAACGAACTCGGCGACGTGGCGGCAACCCTTGAGCTATATGTTCAGTACGAAACGGGCTTATTCAAAATGCTCTATGGCGACGCGATCTATACCGGCGCAGAGATTAGTCCGAGCAAGGACGGAATTACTACGGTGACATTCAGTTTCCAGGGCACCGGGCAATTGGCGTGGTACGCCGATACGGTTGTAAAAGTTTACTAACAGAATTAAGGAGAAAGAAAATGGCCTACCTCGAATCGTTCGTTAGGCGAACCAAAGAGATTGAATTGGGCGGCAAGAAATTCAAGTTCGCCACGCTCACCGTCCGGGACTGGGCAAAGTTCAAGCTGTATATCAGAGAGCAACGGGAGGTCGATGCCGCCAAGCGACGGGAAGAAATACTGGAGCTTGCTGAAAAAATTCAGAACATCGACCCGGAAAAGTTACTGGACCGCCTGCAGGTAACAGTTACCGACGAGGACGCCGAGGCGGCTATTGAGTCGTTCGACGGGTTTGGATACTGCTGCTGGCTTTCACTCGTCCACAACTACCCGGATATAAAGCCCGATGAAGTCGCGGACATGATAAGCATAGACGACATGGGGCCGATTTCTGAAGCGATAATTTCGCGCCCGGAGCAGAAAAAAAAACCGAAGGTGAGGCGTTAGACTGGCCTGTGTTGATTGGTTTTGTCTGCCGCTTTTACTCACAGCGGCTTAACGATGTTCTGGACCTGCCGCTTGAGACGTTCAACGCACTGGTCGAGGAAATATCGACTATCGTGAAACTTGAAAACGGCAGCGACCCCGAAGCGGAAGAAACCACAAAGATAGAAGGTAAAACGGCGTGGTCGCTGGCTACCCGGATATTACCGAAGGGTAAGGCGCCACCGCCGAGCATGAGATAATATGGCTACAGCATTAGCAGGCACTGGCAAGAAATTAGGCGGCGCATTTGTCGAGATACGCGCAAACCTCGGCAAACTCAAGAGCGGCCTTGTAGCCGCAAAGTCTCTGGTCGCATCGAGTATGCGCGGGCTTACGAAGGTTGCCACCCTGCCGATTACCATAAGTATTAAGGCCGTGCGTGGCGCATTGAGCGTAGCGGTGAACCTCGTTCGGTCGGCCATGCGCCGGATAAAGCAACTGCTTTTTATGACCGGCATAGGCGGCGGGGCTTTGATATGGGGGTTCGCTAAGTTTGAGACCGCAATGCGTAAGGCTACTGCGGTTAGTGAAACTACGGGGGAGCAGTTCGCCAAGATGTCCGAAATGGCCCGCGCTCAGGCTATGCGCCTTAATAAGTCCGCCGTCGAATTGGCGGAGGGATTTTATTTCTTAGGCTCTGCCGGTTTGTCGGTTACGGACCAGATTAAGGCGTTCCCTGCCGTTGCTACGCTTGCGAAGGCCGCTGTAATTGATATGGGCAGCGCCGCCGAAATGGTGGTCGATACGATGAAGGGCTTCCAGATTGGCTTTGAGAATACCACCCACGTCACCGATGTAATGGCGAAAGCGGTGGTATCATCCAATCAGACATTTGCACAGCTTGGCGAGTCTTTGAGTTATGTGGCTGGTATCGCGGAAATGACGCACAACAGTCTCGAAGATACCGTTGCCGCGATTTCAAAAATGGCCGATGTCGGAATCAAGGGTAGCCGTGCGGGCGTGTATATGCGGGCGGGGCTTATCCGGCTGATGGCGCCGATGTCCGAGGCAAGGACGAACCTTGAAAAATTAGGGGTATCGGTCTATGACTCAACAGGGCGGATGAAGCCGTTCGTACAGCTTATAGGCGAACTCGGCGACGCGCTCAAGGGGGTAAGTGAGGAGCAGCGGAACGCCGCTTTTAAGGCGCTGTTCGGCCAGCGTGCGATTGCGGGGCAGATAGCAATTTTCAGGGACGGCAAACAAGCCGTTCAGGACTTTTCCGATAAGCTCAAGGACGCGGGCGGCGCTACGGAGCAGATAGCGCAGAAGCAGCTTAACAGTCTGGGCCAGCAGTTCGGGAAGCTCATCAGGATAATCACTAACACCGCAACCACTATAGGCAAGGCGTTGTCGCCTGCGTTAAGAGAAATGGTGGCGGACCTGCAAAAACAATTCAAGAAGCTGGACGACTTTTTCAAGAAACACGAGCTTACTATCGCCAAGTTCGCTATGCAGGGGTACAAGTACCTGAAAGTGTTCAGTAAATTCGTCGCCGAGATTGCGGATGATATATCAACCAACTGGTCCGAGCGCTGGGTGTTCATGCAGAAGGTGGTAAAAATCCAGCTTCTGGCGGTTCGGGAGATTGTCAGTGCTACCTTCGACGATGTATGGTCCGTCCTGAAATCCGGCGCGCTTGCCTACGGCAAAACTCTGTACGAAGTGTTCAAGAAGGTCTTTACGGATATTGCCCGAAATATGGGCGGCTGGATTAGCGGGGTACTTAAAGAGCGAAAGGTTTACAACGAGATATATGGCCCAATTCGTGACGACCTTGTGAAAAACAGATTGGAAGCCTACGGCGAAAAAACGCATACCGCGGGAGGGTATGAGACCGAGGAATATCAGGCCGTAAAACGGCAGGCGGCGGCACTGGCAAACAAAGAAATGCAAGCGCGACGCAAAGCCGGTGACTTCGAGAGCTTTTACCCGGAGACGAAAGAAACGGAGACGTGGGGCGACCTATTCAAGCGCAAAGCGGCCGATGCAAAGCAGACCTACGATGAAATGGCCGAGCATACCAAAAAGGTATTCGACACCATCAAAAAAATAGAGACGGCCGCCGCCGGTGAGATAGCGGATGCCATGCCGAAAGCGTGGAAAGACAAATGGCAGGACTTCAAAATGCAGTTGAAGGAAGCCAAACTTGAGGTGGATGCGTGGTACGAGGACCAGAAAAAGACAGCGAAGGACGCGGCCGATGAAATAGCTGCCGCAACCGGCGAGAGTGGCGGTACTGGTACACAAGAACCGACCACGGGCAAAACTTCGTCAATCGTCGGCGTTAAGGAAATGTGGCAGCGGATGGTTGAAGGATTGTCTACCGGCAACAAGGAACTGTCCGAGCTGCAAAAGCAAACGGGTTTACTGGCGGATATTCGGAACGGTAAAGGCCCGCTTGGCGTGACTATAGGGCCGCGGGGGCCGCAAATTGACAGGGACATAATACGAGAGAATAATTTTCGACCGGAATTAAGTGGTGATGACATTGACAGGATTCAGTCAAACGCAAGGGGCCGCAGAGATAGTGGGACTGAATTTGAACGGGCAAAAATACGGTCGGATTATTACGGCCAACTGCAAAGACAAAATGACACAATGATAGGCGAGCTACGGCGTATCGGCACAGGTATTAACAAACTTCAACCTATAGGAGCGGTCGGGCCGTGATAACACAACCTGCAAATGTGACAGTGACTTGCTATGACCTTCCCGGCTCGCCTGTTGAGAATTTGAGTTGGGCGGAAATTAACGTAGTCAGGACAGTACGCTGCAACTGGACGGAGCGGCATACACTGGCGAAGCAATTACTGGGGTATCAGGACGGCGGGATTATGTACCTGCCAGCCTTCTATACGCCGAGAAGCGCTTCCGAAACTATCAACAACTGCCACTGCCATAAGGTGGATATTGCAATGGTCGGCGATGACAGGCCGGGCATAGATGCTACAACCGGGGACTCGCCATACGCCAAGCTGACCATCTATTATTCCACCACAGAATATGACACGACAACACTGGTAACGGAAACGCTGGAGCCGACGGTGAGCTTCAACACGATAAGCACCCAAGGCTTAACGTGGCAGGGTGACGGGGCAGTGCTCGGCGAAGCGGAGGCGCCCTCCCAATTACTCTGTTTGACCGATTGGGTTTACACGATCCACCAACTAACGAGTGTGCCCTCCGCTTACCATGCCTTAGCGGGTTATGTAAATGCGACGGCGGTATATTCCCGCGCACTTGACAAGTGGTTTGAGGCCGAAACCTTGCTATGTAATGCGCCGGTCGTGGAGCGGGAGTTTACGAATTGGGGCGTCAGTGCGCATAAGGCGACGTTCCGTTTTACCTATATGTTTAACGGAGTTTCTTACGACGGCAGCCCGGCGGGCTGGAATCATTTCCCCCGGCACAGTGCAAGCGGGGGGCTAATAAGCTGGCAGCGGATTTGCGACTCACTGGCGGCGTGGCGATACTTTTACCCTCTTGGCGATTTTTGGCAAATAATACGATAGGAGCAATACGATGGCAGTAAAATACTGGACGGGCAAGGCGGACTTATACGAAATTGATTATGACAACGGCGGTGGCGGAACGCAGCACGTACCTGTTGCCGGGGAGGTATTATATGTCAACGGCTCGGAAGCGACAGAGTACGCAACTGTGCAGGCGTGGTCTATAACGGGCGGCGCGTGGGCTACTGATAATGCTGCTGGCAAAATGTGGGTATATTCAGCCACCGCTGCGTTCATAGCCAACCTTGAGGAGAACGAGGAACTTGAGGACGCCGATGCGAATGTTGTGGTTGATATTACCGCTGTTGCTATCGCAGACAAATCCTCTGGCGACTGGCAGGTGGCGGGCAACTGGGGAACAGGTGAAGACCCTGCCGTGCCGCTCGCCGCTGATGAAGTTATATTTGATAGCCGGTCATCGCTTGCACCGACAGAGGGT